CGGATTGTCAGACGTAACACTGGACACCACAGAGAACAGCTTCGGCATCCACTTCACAGAGGCTGACACACTCAATCTTGACAGCTCCAAGTCATTCAAGTGGCAGATGAGGGCGATGTTCGAAGATGGCAATATCGTAGGCACAGAACAGTCTGCACCAATCAGCATAAAACCGCTGAAATCCGAGGAAGTGATGACGGAATGATTGCAAGGACGGTAACGGTCACTGCGGAATTTACTTCCAACATCATCGAAGCAACGGCAACCATCGCAGATAGTGTGGTGGAAGCCGATGCTACACTTACCACATCAGTCCGTCACTGGCAGACCGAGTATCCTGATTATGAAGGCGCATACGAAATCACACCTTCAGCGGAAGCACAGACACTTCCAAGCACGGATACGGTCATGCATGGTGACATTGTTATAAATCCGATTCCTTCCAATTACGGACTTATCACATGGAACGGAACGACACTCACAGTATCATAGGAGGCTTATCATGGCAAAACCTACAGTTGTTATCAATAGCGTTCAGTATGCCAACTGTCCGCAGGTTAATATTCCGAAGTCAGGAGGTGGAACGGCAGAGTTCTACTATTCGGGCGATACGAATATCACTTCTGCCGACATCAGGAACGGCAAGGTCGGAGTCGGAGCAAGTGGCGAGGTCACGGGCAACATGACGGAGAAGGCGGCGGCTTCGTACAATCCTTCCAGTACTGACCAGACGATAGGAGCGAATCAGTACCTGAAAGGCGCACAGACCATCAATGCAGTCACAACAACAAACCTTGCTCCGCAGTACATCGCACAGGGCGTTACGGTAAAGGTCGGATGCTCTGCGGATGATGACTGCATTACATCGGTTACGGGAACGCTTTCTTCTGCCGTAATTTCACAGGATTCCACGACAAAGATTCTGTCCATCTCGTAGGAGGTGCGATATGGCTAATGTTACTATAGCAGGAGCGACATACAGCGATGTTCCTGCAATTCAAGTGCCATCGGGGAGCGGAACTGCATCGTTCTATGAGACAAAGGCAGTCACCTATAATTTGACTGGCGGCGCATCCGCATCCGTCAATCCGTCCGAGGTGGTAGCAGGACAGGGATTCTCATTGAAGCTGAAAGCTCCTGCCGGGTACGAGCTGTCGAACGTGTCCATCACGATGGGCGGTGTGGATATTACTTCACAAGTTTTTAAGGGCGATACTGGCGGCAGTTCAGAACCTGAGCTCGACACAAAAACAATAACCGTGAACGGAACATACACAGCATCGGATGATGACTTAGACGGATATTCTGAAGTTACAGTAAATGTGCCGACTCCAGTCAAGACGAAAACTGGTACTTTCACTGGAAACGGAACTCGACAAGTTACAATCTCTTGCGACTTTGAACCCGACCTTATTTACTGGACATCAGACCCTGGCACAACAACGTCTTCGGGAACTGTGGCAGGAATCATCGCAAGGGAAATGATGTCGGCGAACCGATACAGGAACAACAGCACGTCCAACTCACATTATGCCGCAATCGACATTACTGCGATGAATACGAGCGGTTCGTCCTACAGCTTCAGAGCAACGTATAAAAACAGCACAGTGACTCTGTATTGCTTCAGTAATAACGCTCGTTCCCTTTTCACAAACAATAGAACATACACATACAAGTTCGTAAAATGGACAACATAAAAGGCGGTGGTCATCATGGAGACAATAATCTCATCGCTCATCTCGGCAGGGGTCGCTCTGCTGATATGTGTAATTCAGAACAACAAAACACAGTCACTCATTCAATATCAGCTCGCAGAACTTCAGAAGCACGTTGATAAGCACAACAGCCTCATTGAGCGTACTTATCAGCTTGAGAAAAACTCTGCTCTGCACGATGAACGCATCGACTCTATCGAGAAAGACATCGCCGACATTAAGAAGGGGGCATAAGTATGGAACATAAAGTATCTCCCGATACCATTGCAAGAACCATCGTACTTGCGCTTGCACTTATCAATCAGTTACTCATCAACACGGGCAAAACTCCAATCCCTATCATGGAAGATGATGTGTATCAGCTTGTGAGTATCATCTTTACCATTGTGACAGCGGTTGTGGCTTGGTGGTATAACAATTCATTCACCAAACACGCTGTACGTGCAGATGCATACATGAAGGCGCTTAAGAACGGGGGAATCGACTAATGGCTATCAAAGGCATTGACGTTTCCGCTTGGCAGGGCATTATTGACTGGAAGGCCGTCAAGAACGCAGGCATCCAGTTCGCAATCATCAAGGCAGGCGGTTCCGATGACGGCACCTATACCGATTCCAAGTACGAGCGCAACTACGAACAGTGCAAAGCCAACGGGATCCCTGTTGGTGCGTACTACTTCATCGGTCCGAACTGTATCACCAAAGCAGACGGTGAGGCGGATGCTGCGAGGTTCCTGAAGCTCCTGAAGGGCAAGCAGTTTGAATATCCGGTATATGTTGATATCGAACCTCCGCTGAAACCTGCGAACAGGAAGTACAATACAGACGCTGTTGTGGCGTTCTGCGAGTACATGGAGAAGGCAGGGTATTATGTTGGTGTATATGGCTCCACCTATTCCACATTCCAGTCACTGGTTGACGATTCCAGGCTGACCAGCTATGCGCACTGGGTTGCACAGTATGCTAACAGTTGCACCTACTGGGACAACTATGGAATCTGGCAATACACTTCTGATGGCTGGGTAAACGGCATCAGTGGAAGATGCGACATGAACTATTGTTACGTTGACTATCCGTCAAAGATTAAGTCCAAGGGTCTCAACGGCTTCAAGAAGGGCACGGCAACCACTCCTGCTGCTCCAAAGAAAGAGACTTTGGCATTACTCCGTGTAGACGGTGACTTCGGACAGATTTCCGTGAGGATGCTCCAGAGGATGCTGAACGCCGAAATCAATGCTGGCCTTGTTGTGGACGGCGTACTCGGTCCGCTCACATGGAAGGCATTGCAGACCTACATCAACGAGTGGATTGCAGTACAGAACCACTAATTAAACCCCAGAGGGATTCGCTCCTTCTGGGGTATTTTTTTGTGTGTAGTAATGAAAGACTCCGAGTGGCATTTATCGTTACTACACGTTGAAATCGAAAAATAAATTACGGCTTTTGTCCATCCGTATCTCTCTGATGATGCCTCGCCAGAACATCCTGCGCTCTTCTATGGTGAGGATTTCATACACTTCCCGTATATTTAACCCTTCTAATTGCAAAATCGCTTGTGAGGGCTCTGGGCGCTTCACAGGGGTAAGTGCATTAATTTGCATTAAAAGTATTGCTTTATCATTACGATACTCTTCCAGACTAATCTCTTCGTTGACAAACAACACCTTCAATCGCTTTATTTTTCTTTCGAGCGCTGCCTTCTGCTTGTCGTAATCGACAGCACGGGCGTTCTTCTTTTCTCGCATTTCCACCTGCTCAATGATGACGTTTGGAAGCATATCGAGCAACTTCTTTTCCAGTGTCTTGTCAGAGATTGACCGTGTGTTGACGCATTTGTTGACTTTCCGTTCATAATGCGCTCTGCATCTGTACGCAGGTGAGTTGTTCTCTCCACGATACAGTGCAGTCATCTTGTTCCCACATTCCGCACAATAGAACATCCCAGAGAACAGATACACGTTTTTCTGGCTTTTTTTGATGTTCCTCTTCAATGCGATTTGCACACGATCGAACAGCTCACGGTCTACGATCGGCTCGCAATAATCTGTATAACCATGATTTTCACCGATATACAGACGATTCGACAACATATACCGCATACCGCACGGCATCTTTGGCAATTTGGTGTCAACCGTCAGCTCCACTGTCTTGGAAAGGTTTCCCGTCTTGTCGTATATCTCAAAGGCTCTCCGCACGTCCTCGGCATCCTCGTTCGGTACCAGGTGCTTGTTGACGATGGACAGACCAACAGGCGCAGATCCGGATGTGACCTCTCGCTTGCTCCGCTTGTATTCGAAGACTTGCTTTATTCTCTGGGATGTCTGCTCCGCTTCGAACTGTGCAAGGTTCATCATGGTATTGACGATCATTCTGCCTTGCGGAGTGGTGGTATCGTAGGACGGTTCCCAGATGGCTTTCCAGTGGCAATGGTTCCGATCGAGTACGTCCTGCATGTTGAGGAAGTTTCGAAGGCTTCGATGCAGGCGGTCCATCTTCGTGACCAAAAGTATATCAACCTTTCCAGCCTCGACTAATTCCAGCATCTTCTGAAATTCGTCACGGTCGTACTTGGTGCCAGATATTCCATCATCCACAAACTCACCAACACACTCATAACTATACTTACGTATATACTTACGTAGTGCATCGAGCTGGGCAGAAATGGAGTCGCCTTCCTTTGCTTGCTGTGTGGACGACACTCGGCAGTAGATGGCTGCTCTCATGATGACACCTCCGCATAGAGGGCATTGATTAGAAGCTCCACAGAGTGCTGTTTTTCCACAGGTAGAGACCGAAATTTCTGTAATAACTGTTCTTCGTAGTTAGTTAACTTGACTGAAATAGAAGTTTCGCTGTTTTCCTTCAGCAGGTCGGACAAATCCACATTAAGCCAATTAGCAAGACTCTGCAATTTGCTCGCTCTTGGCATCTTCTTTCCGTTGTACCAGTCTGATGCAGTTGCTGATGATATGCTGAAGTAACGAGCAAGGTCGGCTTGTGTCTTATCTCTTTCCTTCATAATTCTCTGAAGATTCTCCGAAAATATATCAATCAATTCTCTGCTCATCATGATGCCCTCCTTCCTTCTTTGTATAATCATATTAGCGCAAGGCGAAACAAAAAGCAACACCGAACGAAACAAATTTCACTTTAGGCTTGACATTCTAGCTAAAAGCTAGTAAGATGGTATTAGCTTAAAGCTAGACATTGACACTTGAAGGAGGTGAGGAATTGAAAATCAAACTCAAAGCACTGCGAATCAATAAAGACATGAGTCAGGCGCAAGTCGCTGAAGCCCTCGGAATTACAGTAAGAACCTTGCAGAATTGGGAATCTTACACCACTTCTCCCACTGCGATGCAGTTGGTTAAGCTGTCCGAGCTTTACGAGTGCGGTCTTGACAATATTTTTTTGCCCGATGAGTTAGCTAAAAGCGAGGAGGTGAACGCATGAACGTACCAATCTATGAGCAGGAGACAGTAATTCAGATTTCAAGAGACAGTGACAAGATGAACATTTGGACATCTGACAGCACGATGATAACAAGGCTCGATAAGCTGTGCGAGAAGTCAAATCGGTGGGTCTGTACATCTGTAGGGAAAATTGAAGGTGATGTAGCCAATAAAGAATACATTGCGGATAAAGCGCTTCTTTCCCTGATTCCCAACACGAGAAAAATGAAGCCTTTGACAGAGGAGCAGAAAGCACAGAGAAGGGCACTTCTTGAGAAAGCAAAGAAGGCGAATGCATGAACACAGACACGATCATCTCCGTACTGGAGCGAATCCTGTCGGAGAAATACGGACAGGAGGTGAAGCTGGTTGCCAAGCGTGGATGTGAGGCAGATTGATGACAAGTACCATTTGTGGTTGGAAGGTGAACTTCTGGGAGTGTTTGACACCTTCCGGGAAGTAGCTGATGAAATGTTGAGAACGGTGATACCGAAATTTGAGGAGGAACAAAGGAATGAACGAGATAGTAATCAAAGTGATCATTAAGCTGTTCACGCTGATTGAGGGCAGAATCCCGCAGAACGTCTGCAAGGTGTTTACTGTGGCGACCATCGCAGGGTTCTGCTTTGCAGCGGGCTGTCTTGAAGGACCGTATACAGGCAGAGCGGCAATCTTCTGCTTCGTCTGCCTGATGCTTGCTTGCTTCTTTGGGAGCATGGCGCTTATGTACGAGGAGGTGTATGAGGATTGAAAGCAAAGCTGTGCGACAAGTGCCACACACTCCTTCCGCCAGAGGGACATTTTCAGATCCCGGTCCTGTGGAAGAGCGAAGAGAACAGCGGACTTGGAAGGGTCTCGTTCTGGCTGGCGCATGATTTGTGCGAGTCCTGCGCAAAGGGCATTGTCGAGCTAATCAACGGAACGGATGAAATCAAATTCCGACCGAACGGAGACGGCAGGTCTCACAGAGTAGACCACAAGGCAATCATTGAGAGGCACAAGCAGGGCAAGCAGACAAAGGAAATCTGCATTGAGACAGGCTACAGCGAGTCAACGGTCAGACGGACTGTTGCGGCATACAAAGAAAAGGCGACCCCATGACAGCGAAAGGAAAGCATCGGGATCGCCAAAACGAGAACTCAATAAAAGTGCTCTTTTTCATCTTAACACGGATTGATGGAAAGAGTCAACGAATCAATATGAATACGGAGGTAAATTATGTATCCAGAGAAAACTACAGACAAGATTATGATTCCACAGTGGGAGTATCGCAAACTGAGAGACATCGCTACTAGAGTGGACGTTCTGCTCGCAGAGATTGATGCGGAAGTAATCCGTCACGACAAGGAAGGCTATAAGTACGAAGCAGAGTTTAAGGCATCGTACATCAAGCGCATTCTTGCTCCACATCGTGAGGTACTGGTTGCAGAGGCAAAGGACGTTTCTGAACTTCCACCTGCATTTGATGACATGGCTTCCCTTGGATATACGGAATGAGGTGACGGCATGGACGAACTTATCAGCGTAATCATCAAAGAACCGGGAAAGAAGCCGAAGCGCAAGACCATCAAGAACACGCTCGAAGCCTTCAAGAAGGTGGTAGGCGGTTACATCGAGACTGTTACGCTCGCTGAAAACATCGTTCTGGTCGTCAACGAGGATGGGATACCGCTCGAACTGCCGTACAACTGCAACATGTTCGGGCATACCATCTATGGCACGTTAATGCTCGTAGGGGTTGAGGGTGAGGATTTTTGCAGTCTGTCTTATGACATTGAATTAAGCGAAAGAGGTGAATGATATGGGAGAAAGTGTCCTGATTTACGGCAGATCCGGCAGCGGAAAGAGCCGGAGTCTGGTGAATTTTGCAGAAGATGAAATCTTTTTGGTTCAAACCATCAAGAAGCGCCTGCCGTTCCGGAAGACATTCAAGTACAGCATGGTGACCGACAAGGTGGACACAATCATGGCTGGTCTCCAGAAGATGCCTACGAAGGTAGCGGTCATTGATGACGCAGGGTATCTGATGACTAACGAGTTTATGAAAAGACACAGCGGAGGAAAAAAGGGGTCAAGTTCATTCGACCTTTACAACGATATTGCCGATAGTTTTTGGAATCTTCTCAACTCCGTCAAGACACTGCCAGATGACGTCATCGTGTACATCATCATGCACGAGGACACGAACGACTACGGGGAGACCAAGCTCCGCACGATCGGGAAGCTCCTCAATGATAAGGTATGCATTGAGGGGATGTGTACGGTGGTTCTGCGGTGTGTCATCGAGGGAGACAACCACTACTTCCTCACGCAGGGTACTGGCACAGATGTCAGCAAGAGCCCTGAGGGCTTATTTGATGAATTGAAGATACCTAATGATTTAAAGGCAGTAGACTCTGCCATCCGTAATTATTGGAATTTCTAAGGAGGACTAAACATGAGACCATTCAAAGACTACGACAAAACACAGGCATTTGCAGAATACGAGAGACTTCCGAAGGGCGGATATATCATGACGGTTCTGGCGGTCAAGATGGACAAGTGGCAGAGCGGTGACGAGTTTCTTCAGATTTCCTGCGATATCAGCGAGGGCGATTATACCAGCTTTTTCGCAAAGCAGTACAAGGACGACACCAGAGAGGACAAGAAGTGGAAGTGCAACTACAACCTCGCAATCCCGAAGGATGACGGCTCCGAGCGTGACAGCTGGACGAAGCGCCGCTTCAAGACCGTGATGAACGCCTTCGAGGACAGCAATCCCGGTTATCGTTGGGAGTGGAACGAGTCAACACTCAAGGGTAAGAAAATCGGCGGTCTGTTTAATATCCGCCAGTGGGAGAAGTCAGACGGCTCGATCGGTGAGACAACGAACCTCGCACAGCTTACCACTGTAGAGGCAATCCAGAAGGGCACCTACAAGCTCCCGAAGGACAAGCTCATTGAGCAGACAGACACCACAGCAACGGACGATTTCGTGAACGCTGCCACGCTGTTCAATGACGATGCGCTCCCGTTCAGCTGATGGAGGTTCAAAATGCGAAAGAATTACTGGGCAATAAAACACGATCTTTCACACACAAGGATTTACAAAATATGGGTTGGCATGAAAATAAGATGCAATAATCCGAATGTTGTGCCTTATCCATATTACGGTGTAAAAGGAATCAAAGTGTGCGAAGAATGGGAAAATAAAGAAAACGGCTTCTTAAATTTCTATCACTGGTCATTAGAAAATGGATATTCTGACAGCTTAACCATAGATCGCATCGATCCGAACAAAGGATACTCTCCAGATAATTGCAGATGGGCAGACAGATATGAACAGAATGTACATCTCAATAAAAAGGCTGGGGAAAGCGGTTATTATGGAATATCAAAGCATAGTAACTGCGATACCTGGTATGGTCGCGTGAAGGTTTATGGCAAGTGTATTTGCACAGGTTCTGCGAGGACACCGCTTGATGCGGCAATCATGAGAGATAAATACATTATTGAGCATGGACTCAAGAACCGGCTGAACGGTGTTTACCATGCACCCTGTTGATATACAGACCACACTATCCTCTTTTTCTATACTTTGTGACACAAGGGAACAAGATACGGCAAGGGCACGTGAACGCTACGAACGCATGGGCGTGCCCGTGTTCCGTGCCAAGCTGAATTTCGGAGACTACACCTACAACGCCACGCTTCCGGACGGAACGAAGCTGTTCGATACGGAGACACCTATCAATCCGCTTTGTAGCATCGAACGCAAAATGAGCCTTGACGAACTGGCAATGTGCCTCGGAAAAGACCGCAAGCGCTTTGAGCGTGAGTTCGATCGGGCACGTGAGGCAAAGGCCAGAGTCATTCTGCTCTGTGAGAATGCATCTTGGGAAAACCTCATGAACGGCAGATACCGCAGCAGGCTAAACCCGAACGCATATCTTGGTTCGCTGACAGCGTGGTCGGTGAGGTATGGTTTCCAGATTGTGTTTTGTAAAGAAGAGACTTCCGGCAAGCTGATTCGGGAGTTCTTGTATCGGGATCTGAAGGAAAGATTGGAGCGTGGTGAGTTTGGGTGATGTTGGATATGTAGCAATCTTCCGACAGATTTTTGACCATTGGGTATGGCAAGAAAAACCATTTTCAAAAGGTCAGGCGTGGATTGATTTGTTGCTTCTCGCAAACCATAGCGACCACAAAAAGCCAAAAGGCGACAAGATTATCACCTATCGCAGAGGCGATGTAAACCGTTCTGTCCTGTTTCTGGCTGACCGTTGGGGATGGGACAGGAAGACGGTAAAAAGATTCCTTCGTGTGCTCGAAGCGGACAACATGATTGTCATAAAAGGGACAACGCAAGGGACAACGCTAACCATTGTAAATTACGACTTTTGGCAAAGAAGTGGGTCAACGAAAGGGACAACGGATGGGACAGCGTATGGGACAACGTATGGGGCAACGCATGGGACACAAACAATAATGAATAATAATGATAAAGAAGGAGAAGAAGGGGGAGGGTATACCACACCCACTCTCCCTCCTTCCCTTGAGGACATCAAAACCGAATGCCGGGAGCAGGGATACACTTCAGTAGATGCGGAAAAATTCTTCAGCTACTACGAAGGACGCAACTGGAAGATTGGTGGAGAAGTCATTAATTGGCGTTCGATGCTCCGGCACTGGGACATCAAAGACAAAAACAAACCGCAGAAGAAAAAGCGAGCTGCTCTCGATGAGGAGTTCTGGGAAGAGTTAAGAGAAAAGGCAAGGAAGGAGGACGAAGAGCGTGCAAAGAGAGAGCGTGATGCAGCTGGTTAATCGGATCATTAAACAATACCCGAACACGTACGGCGATTACAGCCGATCGGAGATTGAGACGATGTGCGACAACTGGGCGCTGGCTCTTGAAGACTTTGGCGATGACGAAGTGATGACCGCCTTCAAAGGATTCCTCATCAGCGACCAGAAGGGATTTCCGCCTGCGGTCGGGCAGATCGTGGCACGGATCCCGAAGAAGGTCTACATGGAAGAGACTCCTCGCTACGATGCCAGGTCGAGGAAGATACCACTCAAAAGGGCGAGCGATTACTTTCCCGGAAGCATCGAGGTAGGTGATCCAAATACTGGCGAGATTAGCTATGTGAAATACGAAGGCTACCCATACGGCGAGGGCGACAAGGGAGAGACTGAAGACAGCCGTGTGGAAGCGATTAAGAGATGGATGTTGAACCTCGAAGAGAACGAGCACAACGCATGGCGTGAGCATGGCGGATTGTTCGGTGAGGACTTCGAGAAATGGAAGCAGAAAAGGAAGAGGAGGGAAGAAATGGTATTCAGAGGAAACACAAGCCCCGGCGACATGCGGGACGTGCTCCTGATCCTGGGACCGTCACCGTATACGGATATGGTCGTGGGGTATTATTCACCAATGGATGGGTGGAGAGAACGAAGCACAGACGGGGCGAATGACGGAAATTTGATAGTGGAGACAGAGGAATGCTATGTAGCAGGGTGGATGGAACTGCCTGACATTGAGTTGTGGAAAGACCAGTTGATTGGTGAGTATGAATGGGAGAGGGAGCATGATGATTGAGTTAAAGAGATGCCCGTTCTGTGGCAGTAAAGCGGAAATCATTAGAGACAAAACATTCAACGCCGAAACAGGAGAGGCACTTACAGAGCCTATGTGTTTTGTTTGGTGTACTGAATGTAGCGCACTTGTGAGCGGAGCAACGGATGATGAGGCAATCCATTACTGGAACAGGAGGTCAAACAATGATTCTAATTAAATGTTGCGCCAACTGTGAGAATTTTGATGAGGACACCTGCACCGTTGATTGTCACTGCACGACAGCGGATGACTGGTGTCCGAGATGGGAGGATAGCGATGGCGAACTGGTTGAGAAAAGTCGTTAACGATAGAGGCATCGACCTCGATGAACTGGCAGAAGTCGTAGGCCTAGCACCTCGGACCGTCAGAGAGTACTATGCAGGCACTCGCAAAGTCGGATGGAAAGCAAAAACGAACCTGATGAAGATTTTGGACTTAACGGAGGAGGATGTTGATGGAACCGAGAGAGAGTGATTGCTGTTGGAACTGCAAATACTTCAAAGGCACCTACGATGACGGCAAGACCAAGTGTGGGAACCCTGAACAGTGGAACACGTGGATTAGACCGGAGCAGGGTTGTGAGAAGTGGAAGGAGGAAAGCGATGTTGGTAATCTTGGCACTGATTATCCTAGTGATATTTGACCTGTATCTCTTGAACGAAATCAACATACTGGAAGAGAACTTACGGTTCGTTATCAAGGCTAGACAAGCAACACAAGACGAATTGATGAAGCATATTACGGAGGTACACCATGACAACTGAAAAAGCAATCCAACTCCTCCACCGCCTCCAGGACGAACAGTTTGACGGCATCCACGGTGACGAACGCCGGGAAGCACTGGAGATGGCGGTGAGGGCGTTAGAAGGTGACGGGGATACGATTTACAGACAGGATGCGATTGATGCGCTAAATAAGCACATTGATACGTTTGATGCGATTGACACAAATTATTTGTGCGGGTTAAGAACTGCTATGAGTATTCTGAAAGAAATACCATCCGCACAGCCAGAGCGGAAGAAGGGGAAGTGGATAGACGGACAATGTTCAATTTGCGGTTGCGATATTCCTGCATACATTATTGATTGGAAATGGCAGAAAGACATGGACGCAAACTACTGCCCTTCCTGTGGGGCGGACATGAGAACGGAGGGGAATGATGACAATTGAGGAAAGGCAAGAAGCCGCCAAGTGGTTTCAGAATCGAGCAATCCATATAACGATGCCGGGAGCAAAGATGATGTTTAAACGAGCCGCCGAAGCGTTGTCCGAAGGAATCCAGCCACAGCGGCAACCACCAACAGAAGACGATTACGCTTACTGTGCGGAGTGCAATAGCGTAGAAATGTGTCGATGGTATCCCTTATACGGTTGCCAGTTTAGGAGTTTACCATCCGCACAGCCACACTGGATTCCATGCAGTGAGAGATTGCCTGAGAATATAAGACCTGTGATTGTTACATGGAAGAATACTGACCCTGCATCGTACTATCAGTATATTGTCGGAAAGCACTTCACAGGGACAGCTTGCTATAAGAGCGGAAAATGGTACTGGTACTCAAGCACGACAGAGGACATGCTTGCCGAATATGGTCGATATGATTCGGAAGAATTTGACGAAGCCATTGAGTGCATCGCATGGATGCCACTTCCAGAACCGTATAGAGGTGATGCTAAATGAGAAACGATGGAACATATTTAAGCCATCCGTATATGATACAAAGCCCCGAAGAGGGGCAAGGTATGAGAGGTGAGTGATGAAGAATAATATTCACAAAAAATTGACATATGAAAGTAAGTTTGACCGAATGTATGCCTGTTGGGCACAAAATCATCGAAGTGGAGCATGGAGGCGAGAAAAAGTACGGACAAGACGATCGTTTCGCAGAATCTCCAAGAAAGACATAAGAGGTGAGAACGAATGAAAGTTAACATCTGCGGAATCACACATAAAGTTATTGAGTGTGAAGATAACTTTGACATTGATACACATTTTGGACAGATAGATTTCTGCAAGGCAATTATAAAGATAAACAAGGATTTAGATAGTCAGGTCAAAAAAGAATCTATCTGCCACGAAGTGCTTCACGGCATTCTTGTCCATCTCGGATATGATGACCTGTCGAGCGATGAGAAATTTGTAAACGCTGTAAGCAATGGTATTTGTCAGGCGTTTTCGATTATTGACATTGAAGAAGGTGACACTAAATGAAATGCACCGAATGTATCTGGTATGTTCCATTGAGGCAATTGACGAAAGATGAAGCTAAAGCGGTTCATATCGGAATCCTGATTGATGTACGAGGTTGTTGCTTGGGAGTATGCAGATTTGAGAGGAAAGGTGAGAGCGATGAAGATTAAAATGACCGAATACATTACAGAGATTGAAGCAGATGCAAGAGAACTGAGGGAGTCAAACACATTGGCAAACAACTTCGCCATGATGCTGTCGAGAGCATTCCAGAACCGTGAACCGCTTGACGATGAGAAAGAAGGTGAAGCGGATGAGATGCAGTAAGTGTCCTATGTATCACTATTGGAGCAACGAGAGCGATAATGGCGAAGCGTGCGGAATATTTGGTGATGGATGGGATAGCCCTTTTCAGTATGAGGACAAAGAAGGAACAATAGTAGGATGCTATCTCGACAAGCACTTTATTGATAAAGCGGATGCAGAGCGAGACGAATACTATGCGTCAATGGCAGAGCATTTTTCCGACTTTTTCGACGATGAATTTTAGCAGTATGACGGAAAGGAGAAGCGATGACAGTTGATGAAAAGCTGTATAAGTTAAGAAGTATGCAGTGTGAGCTTCAAGACAAATATTGTCTGCAATGTAAAGAGACTTTATGTGCCTTCTGTAAGGAAGAATTGGAAAACGAAACCACCAAATGGCTCGGAAACTACTGCCCGTACAAATGCGAACACTGCGGACGGTATGTGGACAGCAAGGAACGGTATTGCCCGAACTGCGGGAGAAAGGCGGTAAACTATGACTGATTTACAGTTGCACATCAAACCCTGCCCGTACTGCGGTAACACACCGTCAATCGAGAAGGCTCTGTATGACTCACAGGGGCATCAAATTAATGACCCCGACAAACGCATCGAGTGGCTTGCAAAGTGCCCTGATGGCTGTGCTAGGACGGAATACCAGCCGACACGGCTCTCGGCGATCATCGCATGGAACCGGAGGCAGTTCGACAAGCTGTCATACATCTACATGAAGCCTCGGAACACAGACGACAAAGATATCTGGTATGGCTTACTGCAAGGCATTACTAAGATGGCGTTTGATGATTATAAGGCATCCAGATTGGGAAAGGTTTCACTTCCAGACCCAGATGCAAACGACCATTCATTTATCGAAAGCCTTCCGGCATTTAAGAAGGCGGCACGTGACCAGATACCATATGATGATTGGAGATACCGCATGGATTGTGCTCACTGCCCAGCAAAAGAGACCGAGTGCCCTCACAAGTACGGATATCTCTGGATACAATTCAAGAACGGCAAGGCACCAGACTGTATTCGTGACGAACTGCTGGCTAAACTCAAAAGGACGTGATAGCTATGATATATGACTTCCTCAGCAGACCGAGGTTCATCAAATCAGAGATACGGAGAGCGGAAGCAGAGCAGGACAACCTGCGCCTCTCAATGTATCCATCGGCGGTGCGGTACGACTCCGACAAGGTTCAATCCTCACCAGTTGACCCGATGCCTCGGTATGCCGAGAAGATGGACGAACTACAGACCAGAATCAAAAGACTTTGGCTTCAACTCAACGATGCACAGGACGATATCATAGACAAGATGCTGAAGGCTTCTATCCCGTTGACTCCGATCGAGCAGGATGTCATCGTCATGTTTTTCATTGGTGGCAACACTGCGAGGCGGATCGCTTTCGAACTGGGACGGACGGAGCGTGGCATCTACAAGATACGAAAGAGGGCGATGCGAAAACTTGAAAAAAGTTATCCCGATTTGTAAAAGTTCAGTAAAGTTCAGTATGTGTGGAATGATATGATAATCTTGCATAAATAGGAACGAGCCGAGTTCCTCAACACACTCCTTATTTTCATACGTACAGCGGCATAGCTCAAGTAGAGCGCACGGGTCGAAACTATCAACCTAGATTAATCAATCTATCAGAACAGTAACCGTAAGATTCTCGCTTTTGTTCTTTAAGTTTTCAGCTGCCAACCCCGTGAGATGAGATGCGTCATGTGCTCTCTGCCGCTTTTCAGATTGTTTTCTCATATCTGGAACCTCCTTAATTTCATTTACAGAGCCGTCAGCTTCCCGGATTTCCCTGGCGGCTCACTCGACACCTTTTTCCTTCGGGCCACAGGTTTTCCTCCTTTCTCCTGTGGTCCGTTTTATTTATAACTGTATAACCTTGCGCCCAGTGCACGAACGATCAACTTCCATTTGCGCTCCTCCAACAGGACTATTTGTTTAACCTTGCGTTGTCGCTGGGCGCTTTTTTTATACCGGGAGGGGTATATGCGTACAGACCGAACTACCGGCAACAGGGCAGCTTTTGAAAATGCCCGCCGTAAGATTTTAGCCACCCAGACTGTCTGCGGGATCTGTGGCAAGCCTGTGGATTTCTCTTACAAGAATCCGCATCCTTTAGCGCCTACCGTGGATCATATTATCCCCGTATCAAAAGGCGGGCATCCGTCAGACATATCCAATCTCCAGCTGGCCCACCGGTGCTGCAATAGGCAGAAGTCTGACAGAATTTCAATAGAAAACATTAAAACAGTTTCTGATGATAAGCCAATTCCGAATGATAAATTAGAACTTCATGCGGACTGGCTTGCGTACCGTTCGGCGGGTCGCTGATATGGGGGCGGGGAAGCCTAGACCCACCCTGCTCCGGCA